TAGCTGCTACTTTATCTCCTATTAATAAAATTAAATTCACTCCTCAATTCGCAGACCAACCAGTTAATTTAGGAGGTATTAATCATCTTGACTATATGCTTTTATTTAAAAAGTATATTATGAAACAAGAACCATCTTATCGTTTAGGAGACATAGGTAAAAAATATGCTAAGTTAGAAAAGATAGAATATCAAGGTTCACTTGATAAATTGTTTAAAGAAGATCCTCATAAATTTATTGATTATAACTTACGAGATGTAGAGATCATTGTTGAACTTGAGAACAGAATGAAGTTTATTGAGTTAACAGTTACAATTGGTCACCTATGTCATACTGAGTATGAGGCTATTTATTATTCAACTATGTTGAATGAAGGAGCTATTTTAACTTACTTAAAACGTAAAGGAATAGTTTCACCTAATAAACCTACAACTTACAATCCAGCATTAAGAACATTAGAAGAAGAATATGCTGGTGGTTATCTAAAAGATCCTACACCTGGTTTATATGAATGGATTATTGATTTGGACTTTACTTCACTGTATCCTTCTATTATTCGTTCTCTTAATATGGGTATTGAAACATTAGTAGGTAGAATTGTAAATAAAGATAAATACGATAATCAATGGTCACTTAAAGAACTCAAATCAATGAGTCCAGATAAAATCATCTATATTGAAAAAGTTAGAAAAGATAGAACATTAGCTCGCTCTGAAATAACTGTAGGTGAGATTATTGATGTTATTGAAAAAAATAATTTAATTGTATCTGCTCCTGGTGTATTGTTTAGAAAAGATAAATCAAGTGTAGTTTGTGAAATCTTAGCTGACTGGTTTGCTAAACGACAAGAGTATAAGAAGTTGATGAAAAAAGCATATAAGGTAGATAATGATCCTGTTATGGGTGCTTTTTATGACCGACGTCAACATGCTTATAAAATTAAATTAAATGACGTTTATGGTGTGTTTGCTCAAAATGGTTGGAGATACACAGACGGAAATAAATTCATTAGTAAAGCTATTACTTTATCAGGTCAAAGACTATTACAAGAAAGTATTAGGAATATGAATGAGTACCTAAATAAAGAATTAGGTAATAAAACTCCTAAAGATTATATTGTTACTAGTGATACTGACTCACTATTTATTCAATGTAAAGATTTATTAATAGCCAGACATCCAGATATTGACTTTAATGATAGAGAAGATGTTATTAATAAAATATTGGTTATAGCTAATGAATTGCAAAAAATGGCTAATGAATTTATTGGTGACTTTGCTAAAACAGCTTTTAATTTAGGAGATAAAGCAACTCACTATTTTGAACTAAAACAAGAAGTTGTACTTGATAGAGGTTATTTTGCAGGTAAGAGGAGATACGCCCAACATATTGTTAACAAGGAAGGTGTACCTGTAGATGAATTGGATGTTAAAGGTTTAGATCTAATGAAATCTAACTTTCCACCATTGTTTAGAAAGTTTGGTGAAAACATTATTAATGAAATTATGTTTGGTAAACCTAAAACAGACATTGATAAACAAGTATTAGATTTTAGAACTGAGTTAAGAACTATTGATTGGAGGAAAATTCTTAAACCTACTGGTTTAAAGAAAATGAGTGAATATTTAGCTTCTCCTCCACGTGCTGGTGAGGTGTTTTCTAAATTAGGATCAAAATGTCCTATCAATACTAAAGCAGCTATTTACTATAATGATATTTTAAGATTTAAAAACTTAGATAAAAAATATCCTACTTTCCAGATAGGAGATAAAATGTTTATTGCTTATTTAAAAGCTAATCCTTATAGAATTGATGTTATTGGATTTAATGGTTATAATGATCCTCCAGAACTAATGGAATTTATAGAAAAGTATATTGATAGAGATGGTTTGTTTGATTCAGTTTTGAAAAACAAATTAGAGTCATTATATTCAGATTTAGGATGGGGTGCTCTTATTCTTAATACAAACGTTAGTAAATTTTTTAAATATTAAATATATATAATAAACAAGTTATGATTAATAAAGCGGATTTAGTATCTATTATTTCCAAATACTATTTGAACGGAATGAATGAAGCGGTCAAATGGGAAATTAAAGACAAAAAACTTACAGTCAGATTTACAACATCTAATGAAACGATGCTTGGTACTGTGACTTATGAAGGAGTTGATTTAGAAGATTCAGATATTGGTATTAGTAATACATCTCAACTAAACAAACTGATTGGTATTACAAATGGTTATTTAAAATTAGAGTATCAAAAACAACATAAATTAATAACTAAACTCATTATTTCAGATAATCAGTTCACAACAAATTATGCTTTAGCTGATTTGATGATTATACCTAAACCTATGACTTATGCTGGTGATGGAATTTATAATATTACTGCTGATTTAGATAATGAAAGTATTAACGCTATTGTTAAAGCTAAATCCGCTTTAGCTGAAAGTGATACTGTTGTATTTAAACCATTTACTAACGATGATGGTGATTTACAATTAGAAATGCAGTTTGGAGGTAATATTGAGCATTTAAATAAAGTATCTTTTTATTTATCTGATATTCAAACTAATAGCTTACCTAATAACTTCCAAGCTCATTATTTTTCAGATGTGGTTAAGGAAATTATGTACTGTAATAAGGATGTAGCAGGTGGTAAAATGAGTATTAATCTTGAAGGGGTTATGAAATTAGAATTTGACAGCGGGAACTTAAAAAGCGAATATTATATCATCCAAAAAGAAATATAATGAGTTCTAAATTTATAACTGTTAAAGATGATCTATATCAGGTGATAAGAACTATTCCTGAACATACAGGTATTGATACTGAAAAATTTAGAATATTAACTCATTCAACTAATGTATTTAGAAAAGACGGGTGGTTTTGGTTTGTTAGGATAGTAGAAGAAGCTCAAGTTATAGAAGATAGTTTGGAAAACTAAGAAAAAAATGTTATATTAATATTATGAGTACTGAAAAAGATTACACAAACACTATTATTGATCCAGCAATGGAGCCTTATTTTATCACAATGGATAACTATTGTGTTACAGTAAATTTAAAAGTAACGCCAGACAGACGTTACACTGAATCAACTAAAGAATTTAATAAAATTATTAGTCATCACAGCTCAGTAGGCGGTGCTATTAAAAGTATTGCTAAAGCAAAATCAAACAATCAATCATACAATTCATTAAAAGAGTATGTTGATAATTATCAAAACATTGTTAGTCAATTAATTGAAAACACTAATTATTAAAATATGAAACTAGAAGCATTATACAACGCAGTTATTGTAAAACCTATGGAGGCAGAAGAAACCTCATATGGTGGTATTATTGTTCCCGATTTGGGAAATGAAAAAAATAAACTTGGTAAAGTAGTAGCAGTAGGTGATGGTTATTATTCAGTAACAGGTCACTATATTGAAACTGTACTTAACATTGGAGACATTATTATTCTTCCTACTATGGGTTTTAGTAAACTAGAACATGAAGGTGATGAATATTGGATTGGTCCTGAAAACCAAGTATTGGGTAAATTAGTAGAAGAAACAAACGAAGAAACATATGAGTAAAATTATTGAATTTGGACCAGACGCACGTAAGAAATTATCTGCTGGTATTGATAAATTAGCTAACGCTGTAACATCAACTTTAGGTCCTAATGGACGTAATGTAGTTATTGCGAATGGAGGTATTCCTCAAAGTACAAAAGACGGTGTGACAGTAGCTAAATCTGTTACTCTAGAAGATCCAATTGAAGAACTAGGTGTGCAACTAGTAAAACAAGCAGCTATTAAAACAGCAGATAATGCAGGTGATGGTACTACAACATCTACATTGTTGGCTCAAGAAATTGTAAATCAAGGTCTTAAAGAATTGAGTAATGATAGAAACGCAGTTCAATTGAAGCGTGAAATTGATACTGCGGTGAAACAAGTACTTGAAGCTGTTCGTACTGAAATTAAGCAAGATATTTCAAACGCAGATCAACTTAAACAAATTGCTACTATTTCAGCAAATAATGATCCTGAAGTAGGTGAATTGATTGCTACAGCGATGGAAAAAGTAGGTCGTGAAGGTGTTGTATTCATTGAAGAATCTAAAAATGGTGAAACATACCTTGAAACAGTAGAAGGTATGCAGTTTGATAGAGGTTACAAATCACCTTATTTTGTAACTGATAACAATTCAATGACAACCACCTTGCATGATGCTTTGATTTTGATTGCTGATAAACGTTTTACTACAGTTAAAGAACTATTACCTATCTTGGAAGCGGTGTCAAATCAAAATAAACCTTTGGTTTTGATTGCTGAAGATATTGATGGTGAAGCTTTAGCTACTTTGATTGTTAACAAAGCAAGAGGTATTTTGAAAGTTGTAGCTGTTAAAGCTCCTGATTTTGGAGACCGTCGTAAATTGATTCTTGAAGATATTGCTATCTTAACGGGTGGTCAAGTATTCAGTACTGAAAAAGGTATGAAACTGGATAAATTCAGTTGGGATTGGTTTGGTCAAGCACGTGTTGTTACAGTAGGTAAAGATGAAACCACTATTGTAGATGGTAAAGGTAATGAAGAAAAAATTACAGCTCGTATTGAAGAACTTCAAACTCAAATTGATAAATCAACTTCACCATATGAGAAAGAAAAACTTCAAGAACGTTTAGCTAAGTTTATTGGTGGTGTAGCAGTTGTTCATGTTGGTGGATTCACTGAATCAGAAATGCGTGAGAAAAAAGACCGTGTTGATGATGCACTTCAAGCAACTAAAGCTGCTCTTGAAGAAGGTATTGTACCTGGTGGTGGTGCTGCTTTATTACATGCTCGTGAACACATTGATAGAATTTCTGTTGGTGCTGATATTGTTTATAAAGCATGTGCCGCTCCATTTAAGAAAATTCTTTCAAATGCTGGTATTGACCAAGAGTATATTTACCATGCCATGAATGAAGTTAGAACAGCTGATTATTGGATTGGTTACAATTTGAGAACTGATGAATTTGTAAACATGAGTGAAGAAGGTATCATTGATCCTGCTAAAGTAACTCGTACAGCACTTGAAAATGCAGCTTCAGTAGCAGGTACTATTCTATTAACAGAAGCTGTTGTAGTTGACAAACCAGAGGAAAAGAAAGACGATGGCGGGTTTGGCAATATGATGGGAATGATGTAAATTTAAACTATGCGAGACGCAGTAGACTTAATAGGAAAAACAATTCTTGTTGACACCATAGAGTATAAAATTGTAAAAGTATACTTTTTACCTAGTGGTGCTAATGAAAATTTTAATTTATATTTTGGTTTAACTAAAATTAATGAAACAACAATGGTGAATTATTCCTATCACAGTCTACTGCCTTACATGAAAAAATCAATTAAGTTATGAAACAAAACGTAGAAAAAAACTTTAAAATTGCGGACAGAGTGCCTCCTGGAGATAGATGGCAAGTGATAAATGTTAAAGAAATTCAACCTTCATTAACAGATGCTTTAAATGCTTATTATGAAGTGGCAGTTGTGAAACCTCAAGCATTTAGACTTGAACCTATGAATGGAAGTTTATATATGATTACTACTGAGTATATAGAAATGCAAGAACCAGAACCTAAAAAATATTCAATATACGGAGACTATGAGTTCTAAAGAACATACTTTATGGGTTGAAAAATATCGTTCCCCAAACCTAGATTCTTATGTAGGTAATGAACAGATTAAAAATACTATTTCAAAATATCTAGGACAAAATGATATTCAAAATTTTATTTTCTATGGTCCAGCAGGTACTGGTAAAACAACTTTAGCTAAACTAATTGTTAATAATCTTGATTGTAGTTTTCTTTACATTAATGCTTCTGATGAACGTGGTATTGATACCATCAGAGACAAAGTACAAGGTTTTTCATCTGTTGCCTCATTTAAACCTCTTAAAGTAGTTATTTTAGATGAAGCTGATTTTCTTACTATACAAGCTCAAGCATCATTAAGAAACATAATTGAAACATTTGCCCGTACTACTCGTTTTATTTTAACTTGTAATTATATTGAACGAATCATTGATCCTCTCCAATCACGTTGCCAGGTACTAAAAATTGTACCTCCATCTAAACAAGATATTGCTTATCATATTATAGACATTCTCAAAAATGAAAATGTTGGTATGGGAGCTGATGATTTAAAATTAGTAGTTAATCAATATTATCCTGACATTCGTAAAATGCTTAATACACTACAAATGGGTGTAGCAGGTGATGAAATTCTAATTGATAAAAATATATTAGTATCTAGTAACTACAAAACAAAAGTATTAGCAGAACTAATTAAACCAAATACTAAATCATTTAACAATATCAGACAAATTGTAGCTGATTCTGGTGTTAGTGATTATGAAGATTTATTTAGATACTTATATGACAATGTAGAAAAATATGCTCCATTAAGTGTAGGTGAAGTGATAATTTATATTGAAGAATATCAATACCATGCTAATTTTAGAATTGATAAAGAAATTAACATTATGGCTTTGATATCTAGAATTTTATCATTAATTTCAAGTAAACGAGTTATATGAAAAAATTCATATACTTTCTAGTGATTTGGATTGCTAGTAATCTATCTATTCCTTTTTGGATGGTAGGTCATGTCCATCTAACTATGAATGTATATGATGACATTAAAGAAATTATAGCTTCATTTGGAATGAATGCTTTAGTAGCAACTGGATTTTATTTAGAATGGCGTAAACATAAAAAAGAAATAGAAAATGAATAATCAAAAACCAATGAATGTCAATATTGACATCAAAAACACTAGACCAATTGCCTCACCTGAAGGCAACCAAGTATTCTCAGAAGGAGTTATTTTGCGTAAAGTATCTCGTTTTGTAACTGGCACTCAAGAAGATGGAGTTATTCCAATTCCATGTTTTTATGATGTAGCCACTGGTAAAGTATTAGTAGAATTGCTTCCTAAAGAATTGAGAGCAGAATTCGAAGATGACAATATTTGATTGGCTAAAAGAAATCACAACTAATAAAACACCTTGGTCATCATTCACTGAAGGCCAGCAAGAATCGTTTAATTCTTACATGGTTCATCGCTTTGTTAGTATGTATGAAGGGTATACAGAGGTCGCTAATTATGGCCAAAGGATACCATATCCTGAAAAAGAAAAAACCTACAAATATTACTGCCATATGTTACCTAAAAAGAATGTTTTCCTTAAGTACGTGAAAAGTTCACGTAAAAAAACAAACGAATCTATATTACAATACATTGCTAACCATTATACAATATCACTTGGGGAGGCAGAAGATTATGTTTATATACTTAAAAAAGAAGGTGTAGAACATATTCTTGAAAAAGCAGGTGTTAATGAAAAAGAAATTAAAAAGTTATTAAAAGAAATACAATGACAAAAAACAGCGATTTAGGTCTTAGGGGAGAACATCCCCAAACAAGAACAGTTATTAAAACAGACTCAATTGTAGATTCAATTATTGATGAGTATATTTCACGAGCTGAATTTGGTAAAATTAAATACAATAATACTCTAGATAGAACAGATTTATCTGTACTAGATTATTTACAACACGCTAAAGAAGAAGCAATGGATTTAGCTCTTTATTTAGAAAAAACAATACAAATGTTAAAAGGAAAAAAATAAGTTATGGAACCACATCGTAGAAAAATTTTAGACGAAAAATATTATTACTTTAGTAACCCAAATGTATGGTCAGATATTTATGAACATTTGCCTACTTTTAGAAAATATGCTAAAGAATGTGATACTATTATTGAAATGGGAACTCGTTCAGTAGTAGGCACTTATGGATTTTTAATGGGACTATCAGACCCATCAAGAGACATTTGGCAAGATCATTTGTTTAATCATCGTTGGAATGAATTAGATAGTATGTCTATGATTCAAGGTAAAAAAATGGTTTGTATTGATATTGACCATCCAAATATTTGGGGTGATAGATTATTAGAAACAGCTATTGAAGGAGCT